GCGATCAATCGCGCGGCGATCCCCTTCGATGAACAGTTCGATTTCTTCGTCGGAGTAGATTTTGGGCTGATTAGTGGCGCTCATGTCGGCTCAGTTTGTGATGGTTGGATTCTTTCGGCCAGCATGGCGATGGCAGCACATAGCCCTTGGAACTGCGCGCCCTCGTCCCTGCGAAGCTGGTTGATGGCATCTACGATGTCGGCGCTCTGCGACGCGCCAAGCGACTTTTCGAGCGGATCGGTCGGCGGCAGATAGTCCTCGAGCGCTCCATGCACGAAAACGCGCTTTCCGTCCTCGTCTTCCATGATCGAGCCATCCTCGCCGCGATCAACGATGGTCAGCTTGCGCTCGGCGCGCGCGCGATGGGCGATGTACTTGTTGCTCGCCGCCGCCATCCGCGTCGACCAGCATGCCATGCTTGCCGATCCCCGCGACAACGCCGTGGTGCGGCGCGTCCGTCTCGGGGTGCCGGTAGTAGATCGAGTCGCCGGCCAGCACGCTGGGCTTGCCGGGCTCGCCAGTTGCCGGCTTAACCGTGATCGGCTTCATCAGAACTCCCCTAGACGATAGATAGTGTTCTGGCGCGTTCCGAAGTCGTCTGACTCGGCTTGGATCGCCTTGGTGAGCGGCTTTTCGTCGGGGTCGTCCGGCTCGCCGGCGGCAGCGTCCTTGTTCGCGCCGAAATCCTTGCCGCTATCGGCGGCGCCGAATCCGGCCGGCGGCTCATCTTCTCCTTGTCCACCAGCTTCCGCGCCTTGCTCTTGCTGCGACTTGTCGTCCTTTTCGCCAGGTTGAGCACCGCCTTCGCCTTGGCCGCCCTCTTCCTGGCCGCCGAAGTCTTCTGGCTGCTCGGCTTGCATGATCTGCATCCACGGGCCGACGAGCGACGGATTGACCGGGGCGTCGCCCAGCTTGCTGTCCATCTTGTCTTTGCCTTCTTCGGCGCGCAGTTCATTGACCGTCGATATCAGCTTCCGGATCTCGTGCTTCTTGTCCGCGTCCTCTTCATCCAGGCCTTCCCACCGGAACACAAGGTTCTCGCTGAAGTCTGAAATAACGAAGTCGGTGTAAAGGTTCTCGAAGTAGCTCAGGATCGGAATCAGCCCCGAGTCTTTGGAGGCGGCCAGCTTCTCGCCAGTGTCCGAGCCAGACAAGGCCGACGACGAGCCAGAGGTAAAGCTGTCGAAGTTGATTTCGGCCGGGCTCATGCCGTAGATGGCGCAGATGATCGAGGTCAAGAACGTCATCCACTTCGAGAACATCATTTCGTTGAATTCGATGCCGAAGTTCTCGAAATTGGCCTTGCTCTCCTGGTCCTTGGACACCAGCACCGGAACCGACCAATGGCTGTTGGTGCCCTTGACCATGCTGTTCCAGTACCGGCGGAAGGCAACAAGGTCTTCCGCCGAGTAGTCGCCGGACAGGTGCAGCACGCCCTTGGGGATTGCGTTCTTGTCGAAGCCGCTGATGTTGAGCGTCATTGCGTTCAGGAAGCCGGTCACAACGCGCACCAGCAGTTCCGTCTCGCCCAAGCCATACCCACCTACCAGAATGTCAGAACGCGGGTTGCGTGGCTCATAGATCAGGTCGTCGTAGGTGTAGGCGGTCTTGATGCCGCCCAGCACGACCTGAAGCGCGAAGATGTTCTCGTCGCCCCTGTAGCCGGTTTCTGGCGTCAGCCTGATCGTTGCGCCATCCACCACGGCCAGGCCGTCGATGCCCAAGGCGCGGTCGCGCTTCATTTCGGTTTCGATTGCGCAACTGTCCATCACCAGGCTGTCGCGGACAGCCTTGCCCATGAACTGAGCGAACGAATCACGGCGCAGAGCTTTGCGCTTGCGCGGGTTTGACTCCCATCCGCAGTTGCAGATAAAGCGGTTCAGCAGCTTGATCGACTCTTTCTCGCTCTCGCTGACCTGGTGGTCCTTGTCGATGTGCTTGACGGAGAAGCCGAGCCCGGAGCCGCCCTCTTGCACTCGGCAAAAGCGCTGCACCTGGCGAATGCGGGTCATTACCACGGCGTTCAGGACAGGGGTTTGATCGACCATCGCGCGCAAGGCGTCGAAGTTCATCGAGGCCGGCTTCTCCCAATACTCGCCCTGCAGGCCAAGCTGGCGATCATCGAGGCGAACGGACTGCATACCGTGCTTGCCTTGGTTGGCGCCGGGGAACGGCACGATGTTCTGGCTGATCGACTTGTTCATTTCGCCGAACTCGAGCATCTGCGCGATCACCTCGGCGCTCATGACGGGGCCGCTGCTGCTCATGTGGCCCTGTTGGAGCTCACCAAGGGCGTCCGTGCGCTCGTCTTGCGGTGCGCGCGTGTCGAAGGCTACGGTTCGGGCTTGATCGGTCATGGCGCAATGTTGGCGTCACGACCTGTCAGGAGGTATCAGGAAGAGCCAGGAGGTATCAGGAAGGATGGATGTCAGTTGACGCGAATCGCCAGAACCTCAACCGGATCCGCGCCGAACAGCGGATGCGTGATCGACTGCCGCTCGAAGCCGCGCCAGGGCCGCTCAATGATCCGCTCGGCGTCGCCGGCCTTCGGGTATCCAAGCTTGATGAAAATGCGGTCAAAGGTCTTCCCGGCCAGGCGCTTGGCCCACTTCGACGCCAGCCGGTACTCGAATTCCTTCGTTCCCGCTTTGATCGCGTCGAAGTATTCGCGCTTGAGGTTCAGGTGTAGATCGGCCATTGCTCAGTCCTTCAGTTGGCGAGTATCTGCCGGGCGTGCTCAAGGCCGCTCAGGTAGATGGCGGACAGCGTTTCTTGCAGACTGCATCCCGCGTTGGTCATGTCGGTGAAAATCGACAGCGCGACGGTCCATGTTCGCCGGTCGTGGGCGCGGCCGGTATTGGCTGCGCATGCCAATTACGGAGTGGTGCAGCGGGCGCAGTCCGTTCGCGCCTGGCCTGGCCTTGCAGATCGCGCTCACCGATATTCTTCCGGGTACATCTGCTCGTGAAACGTGGCTACCGACAGCGTTTCTTTTGCGACCTTGCGGCCCATGACACGGCCGGCGCCATGGCTGCTTGAACACATGCTGTCGGCGTTCCCCTTGCCCCGCACGATGAAGCTGCCGTCGCGCATGTTGCCGGGGATTACACCCATCATCCCATCCTCGGCGTGCGTCGCACCCTTGCGGTGAATCCAGACCTCGCGCTTTGGGCCGAACTCGCTGGCCCCGTCGACCAGCGCTTTCTCGGCGTGATTGTGGTTTCGGTTGATCATGCCTTCCCAATTCACGCAACTGAAGCTGTCGCAGTTCAGTATCGTCGCGACGGATGCTGCCGCTCGCCCAAGGATTAGTTGGCGATTTTGAAGCGCAAACGCCAGGCCAAACGCCAGATCAGCGATGTAGTCGTGCCCTTCCTGGCTATCGACCAACAGCCCGTGAAAGCCCTCGCTGGCCTTGCCATTGGGCGAAGCAACCTTCATGTAGTGCTTGGCAATCGTATGGCCGACGTTGCGGGATCCAGAGTGCACGGTGATCCATACAGCGTCTTGCTCGTCGTAGCCGACCTCGATGAAGTGATTTCCGCCACCGAGCGTCCCAAGCTGGCGCAAACCGCCTTTTTTCAGAATGTCGTCGACGACGTAGGTGTTGTAGCCGTCGTATTCCCACTGCACAGGCAATTCGTTGTGATTGAAGCCGACCGGCACATCGCGGTAAATCTGGTCGAAGATCGCCTTCGCGTTTGCCTCAATGTCTTTGCGGTCAAACGTGGTTTTGATCGCAGCGACACCGCACCCGATGTCGTAGCCGACAAAGCTTGGGAACACCACGCCATCGGTCGCCACGACGGCCCCTATGGGCAAGGTGTAACCGGCATGGGCGTCAGGCATCAGCGCGCCCCTGACCACGCAATCAAGTTTCATCGCGTCGTAGAACTGCGATAGAGCAGCGGCTTCGATGTTGTCGCTGAAGATTTTATGCGGCTTCATTGCACTTCCCCTTTGTTTCGTGATTCGATGTTGATACTGTAATCCTTTATCAAGTTGATTGGTACTACTAAATCAAAAAAATACCTTACAATTCGCCAATGGAAGAAAAAAAGGCATGGGGCGGCGCTGGGCGAGGACAAGGGCGGAAGTCCATCAAGTCCGGGGAGAAGACCGTCGCGCTCACGGCAAAGGTTACCGAGCCTCAAAAGGCCAAGTACAAACGTCTTGGCGGACCTTCCTGGCTGCGCAAGGTGATCGACACTACGCCTGAATGAACATGGAGCACGCCGGATCGGCAGCGCCTACTTGCATGCCGTAATTCTCGGCGCACATGCCGTCCTTGAACGATACGCAGGCGCCGCACGTTCCGATCATCGCTGCCTCTTTCGCTTGTTGGATAGTCGCTGTAGCCGTCCCGCCGCCGACCTCCGGCAAGATCATCATCGACGAGCCGTGATTGCGCGCCCAGGCCACGTCGCAGAGCATGTTCGCGAACGCATAGTGCGGATCGATGCCGATCTTCATCACCTTGCCGCGCGGCCGGCGCTCATCCTCTTTCTGCTCGACCACCAGGGCGGTCTTGGTGAAATGCACGAAGACCCAATCGCGCAGCAGCGGAATGCGCTTCTTCTGCCCGTTGTCGATCACATCCTGCTCGAGTGCGTCAGGATCTGGAAACAGGCAATGCTTGTCGCGAATGCGGAATAGCGAGGTCTGCATGCACTTGTACTGGTTGAGCGAGACGGAATAGCGGCTGCGGTCCTCTTCGGCGGTCTTCCTGTCGCTTTTCGAGAGGTCGTCGCCCCAAACCATCATGTCGTCGCGCAAGTCGGCGTAGCCGGCCAGGAAAACGCGCCCCTTGTGCCTGTTGGCGAAGCGCCTGGCGTCATTCACGTTCGGAAGCTGCTCAACAACGCACATCGCCACGCCGTACCGGCCCATCAGCACCGAGCATTTCTCGAACGGGTCTTCGTCGAAGATGGCCTCGACGTGGATCACTGCTTGCTGGCCGTTTGGCATCCGGCGCTTGATGATCACTGCGTTGAATGAACCCATCTGGTCGATGCCCATGTACGTGTCGCGGCCGGACGTTTCCCACTTGAGCCCTTGTCGAACGCCTTCCTCGGCACTCGCCAGGCAATGCGCCATCGTCACCGGCAACTGCTCGGCGTCGATGTACGGCCGGGCCAGCGTGCGGTTGTAGAAGCTCTTCTTCTGGTCGCCGGTCTTCGCCCTTGACCAGCCTTCGATCATCCCGCGCGGCGTCAGCCGTGGGCTGATCGTCCGTGGCAGCATGAACGAGCGGATTTTCGGGTTCGCGGTCGGGTTCTGGATGATGTAGCGGCCAATCTGCGGATCGTCGATCACGCCGCCGCACTCCGGGCACCGCCAGTAGTATTCGTGGAGCTCGACGCCCTCGGCCTCGCCGTTGTTGTAGCCGATGGACTTGGCCGGGAAGATGCCGGCCGGGTCCGACAGGTCAGAGAGCGCCTTGCAGTGCGGGCATTCGGTGTGCCAAACCTGCTGATTGCCCAGCTTGTACCAGTAATCGATGTCCTGGTCGGGCATGTTGGAGGTCGAAAGCAGCAGCGAGAACTGAATCTCGCTGTCGCCGGTACGCGCCTGCACCTTGTCAATCTGGTCGAGGGTAATTTCCTGCACCTCGTCCAGCGTCACAACGTCCATCGGGATCGACTCGGTGGTCACCTTGCCTGTGGTCCAAAGGAACAGCAGCAGGCTTTCGCCGACCCGGCGCGTCAGCACGTTGCCCTCGCCGATCTTGATTGCCTTGCCTTCAACGTCGCGACCGTTGATCAGCAGCTTGTATAGGTCCGGCGCGCTGCGCACGATGCGCATAAACCGGTGCTCTGACTTGTGGATAGCGGTCGCCTGCGCCGGCATGAACATGCCGATGCTCACCGGCTCCCACTTGACGGCCATGTAGATGCTGGCGAGCACTTCCCAAATCGTCAGGCCAAGCTGGGTCGCCTTCTCAATGACGAGCGTGACGCCCTTCGCCTCTTCGCGCGTCGTCGGGATGGCGTCGTAGATCGGGATCAGCGCCGGCCGATTGTCGAGCGAGAACGGCTTGCCATCGACCTTGAGCCCCTTTTCAGCGAGCGATTCGCACCACTGACGGAAGGTCATATCCTCGCGGATGTTGCAGTCGTCGTTGTCCGGGCGGTACCCGGTCATGTTTTCCAGTTTTGCCATCAGCAAGCCGAAACCGGCCCTGCTGGCTGCTACCGCTCCCGACGCCCTAGCCATCAATCGTTATCCCGCGCTCGCGGTTCAATTTATGCAGCCGTTCCATCACCTTGCGCTGCACCTCGGGCGCCTCTTCGCCGATGGCTTCGAGAATTGCATCGTGCAGTCCCTGCACCAGCCGGATGTCGTAAATCTCCTGTAGGGTCGTAATGCCGGTCTGCAGGATGTCGCGCCGCAACTTGATCGACTGCGAGAAAAACATCGGCATCTTGATCTTGCCTTCGGCGTTCAGCGAATAGGCGCGCAACATTACCGCGTCGCTGTAAAGCTCATTGACCCGACCCATGAAGTTCATCGACGCTTCGGCCTCAGCGCCCTTGGCCGCCATGTAAGCCGGCGAAGGAATGGCCGGAAGCAGCCCGCCAATATCCTTGATGTCCTCAACGACCTTGCGCACCTTCTTGCTGGCTGCCTGCAACTTCTGACGGCTTGGCGAATCGCTGGCCTTGTCTCGCAATTCCTTGATCCAGCGCCACAGCGTTGCCTTTGGCACGTCAGGAAACTTTGACTCGACCCGTTCCCATTCGACGGGGCCGTGCTTCTTCAGATGAGCATTGATTGCCTCAATAGCGGCTGCTTTGTGGGGGTTTGCCATTTAAGGGCTTCGAGGGTTGTGACATCCTCATTCTCATTTCACGACTACCAAAAAAGTGAGAATAATGAGAATGTGAGAATGGGAATGATGAGGATCAGATTTTTAGCGCCCGAGCAGAGATAGCCGCCACGTCAGACGGATCAAGGTGAAACCATTCGCCACGAACTCGCTTATGGGAAAACATTGCATGAATCTCTCTTTCCTCGCTGGCCATATCAGAAGAGAAATAGATTCCAGCTA